GTAAAACTATCCCCGAAAACAATTTGAGCCGTTTCTGCGGCAAATTCGCAAGAAAAAGGCTATTTTTTGTCGTACAGCACGTAATCAATAACCCTGCGGTTTGCTTCATCTACTCTCGATAGGTCTGCATTGATGTAGGTATCAGTTACCCGGACACCGAACGAGTGACCCAGCGCAAGCGACACCACGTCCTTTTGTATACCAATGTTGAAGGCAATAGATGCCCACGTATGGCGAGCGTAGTACGTAGTAAGCCCAGGGCGCACCTTTGCGAGTTTCTTATTAATCATGACCGTTGCAACATCAACGTTCCTGAAATGCTCCGAGAAACGAAGCAGCTTGTTTTCCCCTTTGTACTTCTCGATGATTCGGAGAGCTTCGGGATGAAGAAGGATGGAGTAATGCCTACCAGTCTTCGCCCGGTCGTATTCTAGTCTACCACGGACGATATTCTCCTTTGTCAAGGCGAACAAGTCACTCACATTGATACCAATAAGTAGGAACATAAGCAGGAACATATCGACCAGCTCATCACCACCAGCTTCGAAGATAGAGCGGATTTCCTCAACCGACAAATTTCGCTTTTTCGTTGTCTCAAGCCGTAGACTGTACCTGCGGAAAGGGTAGTTTTTCGTTTGCTCATTATCAATCGCCAAATTAAAGACAGCAGCGACACAGAGCATCCTGCTGGCTCTGGTATTCCTAGACAAGCCTTCCTTTGCCATGAACGCATCGAAGTCTTCAAGCCAAGAGCGATTAATCTCATCGTATGTAAGCAGAGCCGCTTTTTCTTTTCCAAGGAAAGCTTCAATCTTTGCCCAAGTATATTTATATCTGTTTATCGTGTTCTCTTTCAGATTCCTGCCCTCGTAGGCAATGAAGCCATCTCGAAGCAGGGCGACTTTTTCCCTTGCAGGCTCGGCTTCAAGCATTATTAAGTCTCGGAGTTCCCTAGCCGTAATATCGCCACGGTATGTTTCCCTGCATTGCGCCTTCATCATCATTCTATTATAAAAATTAAGACGGTCAAGAAGGAAGTCGTTGATAGCATCACGATCCGGACGCTTTCGCACCTTGCAAGCCCTTTTATCCCATTCATCCTTTTTGCAGTATTGATTGAGGGATATAAATGCAGTCCCACCATGATGGTTGACAGCAAGCCGGATGGAGAACGTACCATCCTGCCTTTTTACCCTTGTGTCTAGATATAATCTCAGTGTTGCCATAATTCCGTGCAGTTTTTGTTCAGTTTATTTTCAGCGTTAAGAGCCGCAATTGTGCAACATGGTGCATGATTGCGGCATTTTCAAGTTATCAGAGCATCAGAGAACCCCTTTAAACACTGAGAAACACAGTAAAGTTGTACTTAAAATCATAACGTATGTTCTAAATAATTGAAAATTAAAAACTTATACAGACTGCTTTTTCCTTGTGCAGTTTTTATTCAGGTTTTTCACGATTTCGGGCGTGAAGCCAGTCGCATAGAACTCCCCAGAGCCAAGGAGCAGCCAGTATGGGTTGATGTGGTAATCACGTACCAGGAACTGAACCCAAGACGGACGAAAGCGACCGTAGTACTCGGCAGGCTCGTCTCGCAGGGACATGATGTTCCAGCGGTTGAGACCATACCGGTCGGTTATTGTCTTCAGACCGCCAATGCAACCATCAGCCTTCAGGCGGTCGATGGCAGAGAAGAAACGAACGACTATATCCACATCAGCGGACATCAGATTTTTATCTTCCATAATCTTTCTGTTTTTGATAGGCACGACTGAAAACGCTTTCCAGCCTTGCCCGGTGGTTATTCAATCTTTGCGACCAGTCTTGCAGCTGAGCCAGCGAGGGGCGAGAAGCCAGCAGCCCATCCACCTCGGAAGGGGTGAGCACTGGCAGGTATTCCTCGTAGGCGAGAAGGTAATCAATACGAAAATCTGTAAGCTTCATCTATACTATCGTTTCTAGCGTTCTTTTCGTGCTGAGTGTACGCCTCTATACCAAGGGCACGAAGCGTTTTTGCAGCTGTAGCCTTACTTATCGGAAATGTTCTATTGACCCAAAAAGCAGTTTTACTTCTGAATGAAAGGACGTCTTTTGCAGGGTTGGTGAGCTGAAATGATTCTCCCTTTTTCAAGTTTGTATTGAGTATCTTTTGCATATTCTCGACCAAGGAGTTTCTACCAACGAACGACAAGGAATTATGATACTGCAAGAGCGTAACGTAATAGACTGTGTCTTTTCCCTGCACATCATACCCCAACTTCGAGAAGAGCATTGTCTTTATATTCTTGCTTTGCGCCTGCACACCCACGCACACGATTACAAGCACGAATAGCATTATTATCTTTTTCATATTGCCTAATCGTTTAAATGATTTATATTTCTGTCGTAGAACTCATTCCAAGCCTTTTTCTTGATGAAGACGAAGAAGAGCAGCAGCCCTAGGGCGACCATCAACAGCTGCAGCGGCTGGCGCAAGACACCGAACCCGAAAGAACGCTGGAAGTCGATGCAGAACGAAATCAGCACTCCGTATGTAGCGAACGCTCGATGCACCCAGCAGAAGCCATAGGCAAGGCTGACGATGATCCAGGCGATGAAGCCGAAGAGCGAGCAGTCGAATATCCACTCCGTGAGCTTTGCCCGAATGCCGAACGAGAGCAGGGTGCAGTGCACCAGCATCACAAGCGCACCCACTGGAGGGATGATACCTATTATCAACCTGCTGGCTTTCCATAGCCAACTTTTCCCGAGGGCGGCAAGAAGAACCTTCTCCTTCCGCTCTATGAAATCCTCATCTTTCATCGTTACTTAGAATTTTAGTTGATATTGTACCTGGAGCGAGAACTAAAGTTCACGCAACCACTTCTCGCCAGATTTCGTCTTAGACCAAATCACGAGACCTGTGCCGATAACCGCACCTATGAACATAAATAAAGTTGCTAGTTCCATAATCTAAACATTTGAATTATTATACTTCATTACATTATTAGCGAAATAAGCGAAGGCGAATGACGCTATGACACCGAAGACGATGAAAAGGACATTATACAATCCTATCTCATCGCCAGTAATCAATGGAGAGAAACCACCGATACCCGTTCCGCTTATAAACAGATTGGAGACACCATACAGATACGTTGCAAGCAGCGTCCTGCGGTCGTGCTCTTTAATTAACTTACTAACCATACCTTATAATTCACGCAGCCACTTCTGACCTTTCTTTGATTTCAAGAAAATACCGAATGCAATGGTCATTCCCAATGCCATCACGTTAAATAACAAAAAAGCATCCATAGGCTAAAGCAAGTTATTTTGTCTAAGCCATTTTTTGCCGTTTCCGGTGAGACAGAATGCGAGGAACACCATACAAGGCACTCCCACAAACAAGAAAGCTAAATATACTCCCATAACTTAATCTCCTATTTTTAATTTGCAACATTGCGCTGCAAAGTTACTAAATTATTTCTGCCCGACAATGGCAAGCAGGGTTTCAACTTGTTTTCGAAGGAAGGAATTTTCACTTTCGAGTCTTTCAACTTTTGCCATCAAAACCGATTCCAGTATAGTTGAAGGCTTTTGTTCTTCTGAAGGCTCAGGTTGCTCTGAAAGAAAATTAGAATCAGTCCCTATCTCCTCTTTGTACTTTTGAATTACATCTTCAACCTTTTGGGCAAAATCAAGTTTGACACTTTTTGCTCCTAGCCTTCCGCTTAGATTTTGAGGGCTAGTCCCCAAAGCTGCGGCTATATAATTTAGAGGTATTCCGTATGATTTGATACGTCTTTTCAGTCCCTCACCAGTTACGCAATAATGCATCTTTTCGTCAATCATTACTTGCTTTATTTTGTCAGGTATTGGAGGAGCACATTTTGAAACCGCATTTTTGACCCTTTCGACAAAATCGGCACTAACTCTTTCCCTTGTCATTTTGTATCGAATATTTTGTGGGCTGGTATCCAATTCCCTTGCTATATCGCTCATTGTAAGCCCAGAGTATTCAACATACCTTCTTAGCTCTAAACCAGTCATACGCTACCACTTATTTTTGTCGATAATTGCGCACGAAGGAACTTGATTTCCTCGTCCTTATCCGCAACCATCTTTTTAAGTAGTTCCAACTCTCTAACCAAGGCAGCATCACTACTTATTGACTGGGAGACGTTGGAACCAGTAATACCTGCACCGACATCGGCAGTACTGGCAACCGTAGGGGAGAACATTGGTTCAATACCATTTTCAAGCCAGTCAACCGAGACGTGCAGTGCATTGGCGATTTTGTAAATTACACGGTCGGTAAGCGAAGCCTTTCCTGCAAGAGACCTCGAAAGGTTTGCAGAATTAACCCCACATTTATCAGCCAACTTATTAATGGATAATCCATTTTTCTTTCTAATTTCTGTAATTCTCTTTATTACTTCTTCATTTGTACCCATATCAAACCAGTTTAAAATAATGTAAAATAGTTTACGATAGTATTAATACTAGTTAAAATAGTGCAGTTTTTATTTATTTTACTTGCGTATTAAACCAAATTAAACTATCTTTGCAACCGAATTACATAACGAGTTTAAAAACTCTTTTGCAAAGATAAGGAAAATAATTTAAAATGCAAATAAAAATGGGAGAAAATTTTAATTATGATTTTCGGACACCGTTGCAGAAGCAGCAGGACGAAAGAAAGAAGAACATCATAGCGATGTTTGCAGATTTCCGAGCAAAAGCACCTGCCGAGACCTCAGACAGCAGAATAATGCTCGCAGTATCACAGCGTGTTGGTTGCACCCAGCAAAACGTGCGTGTTATCCTCATCAAGGCTGGATTGATAACACCAAAGAAGAGACGTGCAGCCGTGCGCAAGTAATCAAGTCGAACCAATTTAAACATTCAGAGCGTATGAAGAAGTTTATCGAGATTATCACAAGTGACGAAGTAATAAGCCTGGCAGTTGCCATCGTATTAGTAACTTTAATCTTTTGGAGGGCATAATATGACGAACGTAGAACCAAAGGTAGCGGATGCAGGCAGATACACCATGACAGAGACCTGCAAGGTGCTTGGCATCCATCGCAACACCCTGCGCAGATGGTTGCAGGCTGGTAAGATTAAGGTCAAGTTCCGCAGAATCGACAACCGCAAGGTCTTCGAGGGCAGCGAGATTAAAAAAGTCTGGAGGATTGCCCTATGATGAATGCCTACGAAAAAGCGAAGCAGCTGACCGCCAAGTGGGAGCAGGAGCGAAAGGACAACAAGCGACTGGCAACCATGAAGGAAGCGGAAAGACGCATTCAGGTAAGGGAGTTCGATAACATGCTTTGTCTTTCACTGGACGGAGTTCCGGTGCTCCCGATGAGCGAGTTCAACAAGCAGACGCTTGCGGACGCACGTCTGACATTCTTTAACTATTTAATCAGACGGTAAGAGCGTATGGAACCAAGAATTATCAGACAATGCGAAGAGGCAATGTACGATGCCATCTGGCTGGAGTTAGACCGTGATCCACAGCGACCAGCGGTTGCAAGGGTAGACATCAAGACCAAGGCAGGCGACATTTCAGTCTGGTGCGACAGAACCGGGAACACAGCGGTCGTTTCGCACAAGAATAACAACAACGACAGCGAGCGGCTGGAGGAAGCTATCGAGGGTTGCGTTAACTATCAAGACGTGATGGACGACTGGCTGGAAGAGAACAGCCAATACGCAGACCAAGACCCGATGGACGCATTCGAGGAAAGCAGGCTCGACAGCCTTATGGCTCAACTGGTTTGATTACGATGTTAAACAATTATTATATGGCTCCCTGCGGTGGCAGGGCAAAGGGCGCACGCAAAACTCATTTTTCAAAGGTTATCTAAAATTAGTTGTTTTTACCATGTAATATGCGGAAACGACAGTGTGCGCCCTGCAACGGAAGGGCATCCATCGGCAGCTGGCAAGGGTGGTGTAGCAATCAACTGGGGTTCGAATCCCCAGCCTTCCACTAGAGTTAATGAACAATAAGTTGAACAATAAAAAGAACGAATTATGGAAAATGAAATTATTCAAGTGAGCGGTGGCGAAATGCTGGAAGCTATCAACCGCTCGGAGATTGACGGACAGATTGCAACAGCGCACAAGTTCCCGAGAGACATCATGCAATGCAAGAAGAACATGGTAGCATTAGCAGCCATGGACGATGATGTAGCCTACAACTGCTTCTATCATCTGGAGCGCACGGACAAGAACGGAAAGACAACAGTAATCGAGGGTCCTAGCGTCAGGTTTACGGAAATCATTTCCGCCTGCTGGAAGAACCTGCGCATCGCTGGCCGCATCATCGCAAACGATGGCAAGACCATCACGGCACAAGGCGTATGCCATGACCTAGAGAGCAACGTTGCATACTCTACCGAAGTAAAGCGAAGCATTCTGACCTCGAAGGGCTACACCTACTCGCAGGATATGCAGGTGGTTGTTGGCAATGCGGCAGTTGCCATTGCTCAACGCAACGCAATCTGCAAGGTCGTGCCGCAGGTCTTAATTGCAAGCGTGGTGAAGGAAGTGCAGGCAAAGGCACTCGAGCACATCAAGCAGACTGGCGTACAGAGCCAGTGGCAGAACTGCGTAGCCTGCTTCCAAGTGTACCAGGTAACAGACCTTATGCTGCTGGAATACCTGGGCAAGAAATCAGCCGAGGAAGTCACGGCAGAGGATATTCAGAAGCTGGCTGGTGTGTACAACGCCATCAAGGAAGGTACGACCACAGTAGAGGAGACCTTCAAGAAGCCAAAGCAGCAGAAAGCAATCGCACAGCAGGCGCAGGCAGCAGCCGAGAGCGCACAGAAAAAGGCGCAGAAGGCAATGAACCGCAGCCAAGGCAAGACTGGCACAGCAGCGAAAAAGTAGTTTAGTTTATAAAGTTATAACTTTTGCCCGAACCGCCACGGCACAACCTATGGGGTGGGCTCCCATCACAACCTACCAAGGGAAGCCGTGGCAACTATTAAACATTCAGTAAAACAATGAACAAACAGAACGAAACAGACAATCAGAGACAAGAGAACACCATTGATAATTACTTCGAGAAGACCTCAAAGGGATTCGGTGTATGGGCAGAGGAAAACAATGAGGGTAGAAGCTATTTGCAGATTGCAGCCGAGTTCACTGGAGATGTAAACGAAAAGGGAAGTCCAGGTTACGATTTCCTTGTTAGTTACGCAGGCAATACCAAACTCCTCGCAGACGGAATTTATCAGAATATGAAAGATGATAAGTTCCTCCGCTCGATTGTTATTAGAGCAGCTAAAAAATTCTTAATGGACAAATAAAAACATACAGGCAATGAAACAGATAATTAAATATAAAAGCAGAGAGGAGTGGTTGCAGAATCGCTCGAAGGGAATAGGTGCATCAGAGGCAGGCACAGTACTGGGACTGAATCCCTGGGAAACCCCATACCAGCTGTGGAGACGCAAGAAGGGCATCGACCCACCAAAGGTTGAGAACTTCGCGATGGTTGCAGGACACCTGCTGGAGGATGCCGTTGCGCAGTTCTTCAAGCGAGAGAGCCACTGCCACATCATCAAGGCATCGACTGACGACTACACCATCACGAACACCGATACTCCGTATCTTAGAGTAAGTCCAGACCGCACCTTCTGGAGAACCGGGGCAACGCACAACGAAGCGAGCAAGAGCATCCTCGAGTGCAAGACCACGCAGATACAGATAGATGCAGACGACCTTCCGAAACATTGGTTCTGCCAGCTACAGATGAACCTCGGAGTGGGCGAATACAAGGACGGAGCACTTGCCTGGCTGACAGCAGGCAGGGAGTTCGGCTACCGTGACATCGATTTCGACCCCGAATTCTTCGGATGGATGCGTGACGAGATAACCAAGTTCTGGCTTGACTACATCGTGGGCAACCAAGAGCCACCTGCATACAGCGCACAAGACGTTCTTTTGAAGTCACCACTGCACAAGGCAGGAAAGGAGATTGAAGCCACAGCCGAAATCGGAGACATGCTCATCGAGTTGAAGGACATCAAGGAGAAGGGCAAGGCACTGGAAAACCGACAGAATGAGATTGAGGACAACTTGAAGCTGTTCTTCGGGGACGCAGAGAGCATCGTGGACGGGAACGGCAAGACGCTGGCAACGTGGAAAGCACCGAAGGCAAGCGAGAAGTTCGATGCCAAGGCTTTTTTGGCAGACCATCCTAAAGCCTGCGCCAAGTACATCAAGCAGGTGCAAGGCGCAAGAAGATTGCTAATTAAGTAAAGGCAGGGCTTATGGCTGTTCCTATATCAAAAACCGACCTAAGGAATATAATTTCCCAACTGGAGAATTATATTTCCCTAGGTGGGAAAGTGACAGCACCGACCGACACAAGCCAGCGGAATAAAATCCGGATGGCTACAGTGTTAAAACGGAAGCTGGAAAAGAAACTATCATTATCAGAATAAAACATCATGAGTGATTCATTTATCATATACACATCATATTTAAAAATCTTCGAGCAACTGACCGATGCACAACTCGGGCAGCTAACAAGGCACATGCTTTATTTTGCTAAGACTGGCGAAGAACCTAACATTGAAGATCCTATCGTTAAGTTATCATTCGCATTCATCAAAGATGATATGGAGCGAAATAAGCGTAAATACGAAGAAAAGTGCGAGCGTCTCCGGGCAAATGCACGAAAACGCTGGGATAATAAAAAACAATTGGATGCAGAAGCAGGTGAAGGTATGCAAAAGCATACAGACGTATACAAAAGCATGCAAATGCATGCAAATGCACAAATTGCAATGCATAATGATAATGATAATGAATATGTAAATGATAATGTTGATGATAATGATGTTTCTAAAGAAACAAATATATTAGAACCTTCTAAAGAAGCTTCTATGCAAAGTTTTTCCGAGAAAAACGTTTGCGCTGCAGAAGAACCGCAAAAAAGTTCTGAGAAAAAGAAATCCAAGAAAGGCGAAATCGACTACGCAGCCATCAAGGACTACTGGAACGAGCAGCACGACAAAACCAACAGCGCAATGCGAAGGCTTACGCTGATGACGGACAACCGCAAGGAGGCAATCAGAGGAAGGCTCAAGGACTGCAAGGGAGATATTTCCAAGATTTACCTGGCCATCGACAAGGCTATGGCCAGCGACTATCTGAACGCAGGGCATTCCTGGGCATCATACGACTGGGTAATGACAAGGAAGTATTTCCCGAAGGTCCTGGAGGGCAACTACGACAACACCAAGCCAGCCACAAGCCAGCAGCCGCAATCGGCAGCAGCCAAGGCGCAGGATCCAGCGGCAACGGCAAGACCGAGCATCGGGGAACTCTACGAGCAAGCCAAGCACCAGCAGCCATCGAGCCAGCAGAGCCAAGACAACAAGTTCCGGTGGGTAATCCAGCAGAATCTCGAGGACTTGAAAAAGAACCCGAACAACAAGCCAGCAAAGGATTCGCTGACAAGATACTACGAACGTGGAGTTCTACAGCGGCTGGGCATCGACTGGAAGCCCGAAAAATAACGGATGAGGGCAAAAATAGCCGCTCTGGGACGTTTTCACGCTTCGGGCGGTAAATTATAAGGCAAACAGATTTTAAACGCTTAAAACAAAAGAATTATGGCAAAAGAGGTATGTATTGTAAACAACGAATGCTTTAAGACAGAATACCCGGTAGGGTCGACAATTAGCATTGACGGTGTAAATTGCAAGGTGGTTGAGGATATAGGTCTATCTGAATATAACTGCAACGAGTGCATCTTGAACGGTAAGAGAGAAGGCATTATGTGCAGGAATCTTGCTTGTCTGAATAGTGAAAGAGAAGACCACAAGGACGTACACTTCGTAAAGATTAGAAGCCATGAATGAATTATTTTTCCACGAATGCAGAGCCGCAGGGCTCGTATTCAAGACCTCGGACGAATGGTTCAAGTGGCTGACCGAAAACAGCTACGACATCAAGAAGCCGGTTGCAGAGCACGAAGGCTTCCAGTTCAATATCAAGGATGAGTGCATCAATCCGCACGTAATCGAGTATGCCGCAGAGGGTGCAGGCAACTGGGGATGGAAGGTAATGACCGCCAATACACAGTTCGGCTGGATATGGGGCTACAGCATTCAAAAAGGGAAGCATGGGTACGACAGCCCGGTAGCCTACCCGAGCAGATACGACACTCTCAGCATCTTCTACGGTAATGAGAAAGAAGCGGTTCAAGATGCTTTGACCTGCATCATCAGAGACCTCGAGAAGAATGCTGGAACCAAGAACACCAACCTCCTTCTCTGGGCAGCTAAGAAGAAGCGTGCAGACATCATCCATCCACAGCAGGAACTTTTTAAATAACGAAAAATATGAAAAAGATAGAAATCATCACAGACGAACACCGACATCACGTATACATCGGCAACACCGATTTCTGGCTCGATACCAAGGAACTGCTGGAACTTTATTTTAAACTCGGACGAGTGAAGTTATAAACAATAAAAAACATTCAGACAATGGAACAGAAAGATATTGATATTTACGAGATTTTGAAGAGTGTGCCCGATGGTACTCCACTTTACACTACACTTTGCGGAAATGTTGAGTTCACTTCAGTTGCAGCAGACAAGGAGAAATCGGAAGCAATCTGGATTGAGGACAAGAACGAAAAGTACGCCTTCGACAAGAACGGAAAAATCTATAAAGAAGGAGAAGTTCTGCTCTTCCCTTCGAAACAAATGAGAGACTGGAGCAAGTTCTTCAAGAAGGGAGACGTGCTTATTTGTTACGAAGGAACGAAGCCGTACTATACAATCTTTGATGGTTTTGAAAACAACACTTACCGAGCTTTTAAGGGAAAGTTTGCGCATGATTGTTGTGAAGATAAATGGTATCAGAATGAAGGTAATCTTTCTACAAATACCTTCCATAAATTGAACCGTGCAGATTCTGAAATTTATGTAACAAAAATCGAAGAGCGTTTTGGTGGCAAGTTGAACCGTGAAACTCTGGAGATAGAGAAGCCGAAGAAGCCAGCGTTTGAAATCGGCAAACTCTACGTTTTCAACGAGGACGATGAGGACGGAGAGTTGACTATCATCGGCAAGCTCATTGATAAGAACGAAAGCGAGGACACGCTGACATTTGGCGACCAGTACGAAATCGAGAACCAAAAGTTCGTGACCGACCAGACATTCGACCTGCGTATCAGCGTTAACAAGGAACTTCGAGAAGCGACAGATGGCGAACTTCTCATGTTTCAAAAAGCTCGTACCCTCTGGAAGAGAGAGAAGGAAGAGAGGGAGCATCCAGCCTTCAAGGTCTTCGACAAGGTGCTGGTAAGGAACGGAAATAGATTCAAGTGGCAGCCAGCCTTCTTCGTTCGTGACCGTGGAGAGGAAGCAATTTACAGATATAAAGTCTTGCTTATCGAAAAAGGAAAAGTGGGAGACTTCACCAGCTGCATCCAATTCGAGGGACACGAGAACATCGCCTTCACTGACTACGATATTGAGAACCTGCCATTCTAGGACGTATGGCGAGTGAATTATGCAAGGCTTGCGATGCCGGGCGAAACTGCATAAATGGCATATATTGCCCGGCACGCAAGCAATATGTAGAACATCAGGTAATAAGTGAATGCAATGAGCGATTTCGCAACAAGGGAGAAGAACAGAGCGTACTACCAGGAACACCGGGAACAGATCCTTAGAGCCACAAAGGAATGGCGAAAGAGAAACCGGGAAAAATACCGGGCGTATCAAAAGGAGTACTGGAGTAAGCACTACCGGAACTACGGTACGAAGAACCGGGTAGCCGAAAGAGCAATGAGAGTGAGGAAGAAGCCGGACGTAGAGAAGGCTCTTTCCATGTTCAAGAATCCGCAGCAGGCAGCGCATCTGGCATGGCTGCTAGAAAACAAAAAGAATAATCGGTCGTGAGTTCAATAATAGAGTTTTTAACCAGCGAGGACAGAAGGGGATAGGCTCTCCTATCAAAACAAATAACTTATAACATCTTGAAATTACGATATGAGAGCCGGAAACGCATCTCCAGAAGTCTGACGTATAAACAAAGAAAGCGAGGTGGTACATGAAGAAGTAAGAAAAAAAAATCGTTAGAAATTATGCTTTTATTCATTCGGCTGGCGGTGGAAGAAGGAAGAACCCTGCAAAAAATTCATTCATTAAGTTATTCATTTATTTTGCAAGCGCAGGCACAACTTCCGGAATCCCTGCCAGCTTTCTCTATCGCAACCGAAAAGAAGGGAAAGAAAGGGGTAGGGGAAAGATAGGGATAATAACGCATGTGCGCACGTATATGCGCACGTAAAGGGTGTTGGATAATAAACTACACCAGCAAAACAAAATAAACGCTTATGCGTGAAATTTAAACGAAATAATTACTTTAAAGAAAAAATGGAAAAAGGAACAGTTATAATTGGAATCGACCCCGACAACCAAGAAAGCGGAGTTGGAGCAGTCTTTGACGACAAGAAGTTTCTCGCCTATAAAATGAATTTTCCTTCATTGATAGATTACCTCAAGGCTATGAACGAAAGTTGCAAGAAGATTAAGGTCGTTATTGAAGGCGGCTGGCTCAACAAAAGCAACTGGCATGTGCTTAATCGGTTCATGACAGCAGTCAAGGCAGCAGCAATCGGACGCTCTACCGGAATGAACCATCAGACCGGAATCTTGATTGTCGAGTGCTGCAAACACTACAATATCCCCTGCGAAATCGTCAAGCCACTAAAGAAGTGCTGGAAGGGTAAAGACGGAAAAATCACGCAAGACGAACTTGCTTATTTTGTAAGCGCAGGACAAAAGATGCCGAGAATGAACCAAGACCAGAGAGACGCACTTCTCCTCGCATGGGTCTGTGCAGGATACCCGGTCAGAGTGATGCCGAAGAAACCGCAGACAACCCTGCAGAAAACCATCAGAGCCTTTGATGGATAAAATAAAAACGAAGTGTTGAAGAAAGTTAAAAGTGTGCAAAGAACAAACAACTAAAGCAAAAAAGTCGTATCTTTGCGCCAATGTTTATCAGATAAGCAGTATTTCGAACTTTAAAACAAAAAGAATATGAAAACAGAAGAAATCGCACTATCGAGGGTCAGCGAGAACGAAGCGAACCCTAGAACCATAACTGAGGCGAATTTCCAAAAGCTGGTAAAGAGCATCCTTGTATTTCCTAAGATGCTCCAGCTTCGCCCGATAGTCGTAGACGAAACCTACAAGGCACTGGGTGGCAATATGAGAACGAGGGCACTCTGCCACATCGTGAGCATGACACCCGAAGGCATCATGGACGTTCTCGATACAGACCAGCGGCTGACCGATGCAGAGAAGCTGGCAATCGCCAACTACTGGAGCCAGTGGCAGGAGCAGCCAACTGCAACCATCGTCAAGGCATCCGACCTAACGGAAGCGCAGAAGAAAGAATTCATCATCAAAGATAATGCTGGCTTCGGAGACTGGAACACAGAAGAACTGGCAAACCAGTTCGGAGACCAGCCATTGACGGACTGGGCAATCCCACAATGGATTCTCGGTATGGCAGGCATCAGCAATGAGCAAAAGGAGGGGGGCGATACTCCAACAGAAGGAGAAGGAGCACCGAAGCCAAGCCTAGTGGATAAGTTTATCGTTCCTCCCTTCTCAATCCTCGACACACGCCAAGGCTACTGGGTTGAGCGAAAGAAGCAATGGCGTGCCATCGTTTCCAGCAAGGACATCGGGGCAAGCCGTGAACAGACCCTCGTCCGTTCCAAGGAAATGCGATACAAGGAACTGTACTCCAAGAGCGAGAAGTTCAGAAAAGAGAAAGGCATCTCTTTCGATGAGTATCTCGAGAACTATGTATCGCCCGAAGAGAAAGCCAAGGCAGACCGTAGCGTATTGGCGCAGGGTACAAGCCTTTTCGACCCAGTACTGGCTGAAATCATCATGCGATGGTTCTGCAAGCCACACGGAAAGATTATCGACCCATTCGGAGGAGAGCAGACAAAAGGTGTTGTTGCTGGCACGCTAGGCTACGACTATCAAGCTGTGGAAATCCGCAAGGAGCAGGTCGACATCAACACAGAAGCGACCAAGGATTACGGCAGCGTGAAATATTTCTGCGGTGATTCAAACAACATCGGGCAGATAATCAAAGACAGCGATTTCGACCTCTGTTTCACCTCGCCACCATATTACGACCTGGAAGTCTACAGCAAGGAAGACATGAGCGCACTCGGCACATACGAGGAATTCATGAGCCAGTACGAAAACATCTTCAGACAATGCGTAGATAAGATGAAGGACGGTTCATTCCTGGTTGTCAAGATTGGGGAGGTACGAAACAAGAAGAACGGAGAGTACCGAAATTTCGTTGGAGACAATATCTCCACCTTCCTGCGGCTCGGTCTTCACTATTACAACGAACTCATCCTGATCGAGCAGGTCGCGTCCCGATGCCTGAGAGCAGACGGTGGCATGAAATCACGCAAGACACAGAAGTGCCACCAAAACGTTCTCGTGTTCTATAAAGGCGAAATGGACGAAATCAAGAAGACGTTCGAGGAAATGAGAATGCCCGAAAAGATGCACACAAACGTGCTGGTATTCTACAAGGGCGACCCGAAACACGTTCAAGACCATTTCCAGCCTATCGAATACAACGAGGAAGAAGCCCAACAGCTTGCGGACACCTTCAACAACGTAGCACCACCAGCAGATGAGGAAGAACAACCAGCAGAGGAAGGAGGGCAGAGCGATGAAGACACTGACGATTGACATCAGCCAAAGGGCAAAAACAATCCGTGCCTGCATCATCAAGCGGCACATGGAAGAGAACCACATCGACCGCTGCGTCTGTTTCTCCTGCGGCAACGCATCAAGAGCCATCAAGGAGGCAGGCATCCCCTGCGTGGAAATTTCTCCCGGTGGCGATTTAATTGCGAACCGCTGGTGGAGCATGAACGAGATACGCAACACCTTCCCCGATTCCTTCGATGCAACCAGCGGACACCTGCCCATGGATATGATGAACCAGCTGGCAGCGGAATACAGAATGACTTTTTCCGACATCATCAAGAAGGGACAGACCTACACCATACCGACCGGAAGCGGTGAGACCGTAATCTGCCTGCGGATGGCTTTTCCTAAGTCGCATTTTATTGCGCAATGGGATAACCAGGATCCAAGCTGCGAGTACTCAGACCAAGCACCGATGGCGCAACTGGTAAAAGCAACCGGGGAATGGGAGATAATAAACGGATGAGACGATATGCGGGCGTATGCGGCACGTTCTCAAACCATGCGTATAACTAAGCGTGATTGAAATGTTTGAGCCGTGTGAACGAAATTCGCAGAAAATAACCTCCAAGGGAGCGGAAACGAAAAAGGCAGGAGATTAACCCCTGCCCATCGCTTTAATAATACATTGATTGATGAAGTCGCTGCGGTCTTTCTTATCGACCCCTGCCAAGATGTTAGCCACGTCCTCGGTAGCACCGAAATAGAATGTTGCAGCGTATTTCTTCGTTCGCCCTGCACCCTTGCGAGCACCTCCCCAAGATTTGGAGGTAGTTTCATTCGTAGTACTCATAATGTTAAAAATTTGGTGATATGAAAATTAATTCGTAAATTTGCAAACGAAATCCCAAAGTGGGGTGGTGGTTCGAGCACCACCCCTTGGAGTTAGAATAATCTAATCGTAAATGATAAGATTTCTATTTTCCAAATCTTTAATGAAATTTTCAGTACGTTCATAAGACTTTGGGATTTCATTTTACTTTTCCCTCATCCTCGGAGGGTTTCAGTAAATAAGGACACTTCCCTTATTACGTTTGCAAAGATACGAAATTTATTTGAAATATGCAAGTTTTTCAAGTAGAATTTTTATAAAAAATCAAATAAATTTCAAGGAATCAAAATATGCCACAAGGTAATAACAACAAGCATCGAGCGCAGAAAATCGACATCGAGAACCGCCTGCAGATTATCGCACCCCTATACCGCAAGGGTTGGACAGAGCGAGAAATCACGGCAGAGGTTCGCAAGCGGCTCGACAGACCGAAATACAACCAAGCGCACTGCGACATTCAGCGGTTATTGAAGGAGTGGAGGGAAGAGAGACTTACCGACACAGACGAGAAAATAACCAGCGAGGTGGCAAGGTTGAAGCTGGTGATACGTGAAGCGTGGGAAGCGTGGGAGAAATCCAAAGAGGACTACCACGAAAAGACAGCGACCCAGCAGGGACTGCCACTCTTTGATGAGCGAGGAAAGCAGATTTCCATCGAGACCGTCAAGGCGATAATGTACGATGCCGAGAAGCGAGGATTCGGAGAACCACGCTACCTCGACATCATCATCAAGGCAGAGACGCAGATTTGCAAGCTGCTCGGTCTAGACAAGGTCGTGCTCGACCTGAACGCAGGATTCCAAGGCGGCATCGAGGTACGCTACATCAACTCGGGACACCAGTGCGCATCCAGCGAGCAGGAAGTAATCGAGCGTGAGGGATTGGATAAAGAATAATTTAACCATAATTTTGTTTTAAGTTTTTATTGTTTGAAAGAATGGCACTATTTGATGTTATTGGTGAACTGTATGACCCGAATGCGGACGTGAAGCCAAGGTTCCTTGTGAATCAGGGCGGCACGTCCTCGGGGAAGACATACACCATCATGCAGCGTCTTATAGTGCTTTCTTTTGAGCATCCGATGGCAATTATCACGGTGTGCGGTCAAGACCTCCCGAACTTGAAGGTGGGAGCCATGCGAGACCTCGACACCATCCTGCACTCAAGGGCAGAGTTGCTGGACTGGTTCAAGAACAACAAGAGCGACAGCAGCTACCGAGGAAAGAACGGCTCCATCATCGAGTTCAAGAGTTATCAAGATGCGCAGGACGCAAAGAACGGTAAGCGAGACTATCTGTTTGTTAACGAGGCGAACGGTGTGCCCTACGAAGTGTTTTGGCAGCTAGCAATCCGAACCCGAAAGCAGGTGTTCATCGACTACAACCCAAGCGCAAGGTTTTGGGTACACAACAACATCATCGGAAGGGATGATTGCAGATTGATTCTGAGCGACCACCGAAACAACCGATTCCTGACGGAGCAGGAGCACAAGAAGATTGAAGAGATTGACGACCCCGAACTGTGGCGAGTTTATGCAAGAGGACTGACTGGAAAGATAACCGGGCTTATCTTCACCAACTGGGGCATCGTTGACAAGCTGCCACCAAGGGAGGAGTGGAAGATGGAGTGCAGGGGTATGGACTTCGGATTCACCAACGACCCAACTGCGCTGGAGCACGTTATTCTCGCACACGGAGAGTTATGGGTGGACGAAGAAATCTACCAGCCTGGAATGACGAACGATGACATCGCAGACCGATGCAAGGAACAAGGACGGACGAAACGAGACCTTATCATTGCGGATTCGGCAGAGCCTAAGAGCATTCAGGAGATACACAACCGAGGGCTGTGGATAATCGGCAGCACCAAGGGAGCGGACAGCATCAACAACGGCATCGACATCTTGAAGCGTTTCCGCATCAACATAACAAGACGCAGCCACGGCATCATCGGGAACATGCAGCAATACAAGTGGAAGAAGTCAAGGGATGGAGAGACAACGAACCAGCCTATAGACGCATTTAACCACGGCATAGACGCAATACGATACGTAGCCCTTAAGAAGTTATCCGTAGCGAGCCATGGAACGGCTAGGGCGCACGTATTGAGACAAAGATAACGACAAAATTATAAAGCATATGGATAATAACACTACATTCAAGTACTGGCTGGCAGTGGCAAGGCACACCAGCTATAAAATCGGCAAGCAGCCACGACCAGCTTTCGTTGGAGGAAAACCAGTGCCCGGCAATCTCAACCAGCTATCCATCGGGCAGCTGATTGACCTTTCCCAGTTATCAGACAGCGAAGAAAGTCTGTATCAGATAGTGACAACCGTCCTCGGTCTGAGCCACAAGGAAGTGGAGCAGGCAAGGGCGGTTGATGTCGTTATGCTCATCGGCTGGGTAACATCAGAGGTGGAGCGCATCAATAAACTCTTCGAGAGCACCGACACAGCGAAGCCAACAAGACTGGAGAAGGAAGCAGGCATCGACACCCTACGCTTTGGCTTGTTCGGTATGCTCGACTGGTATGCGGTAAGGATGGGCATCAGCGACCACGACCAAGTATTAAAAACACCATGGCTTCGCATCTACAAGTGCATGGAAATGGACAACAAGAGAAGCGTGTACGAGCGAAACCTGCAGAAGTTGCAAGCGGAAGAAATGAAACGTAAATCTAGATAATTATGGCAACAATCAGAGAAACTTTAAGGCAGTTGGCAGCAGACACGCTACCAGACTACACCTACCTATTCGAGGACTGGGACACAGCGGACACCAAGCTGGAGAAGCTGAACTATCCGGCAATCGTCTGCATCATCCCAGCCAGTGGTACGACAGAGATACGAAACGGCAGAGTATACGACACCGTGAACGTTGCCCTGGCTTATCTCGACACCGTACCGAGGGCAGCGGAAGGAGAAGACAATGGAGAGTGCATCGACCGAATGAAGATGGCAGGGGCAAGGATGATACGAGCCATCAACCAGTCGCACCAGTTCGAACCGCTGGAGGGGCAACAGTACTACGAGACCATCATCGAGCGGTTGAGCACGATCGTGTCGGGCGTAATGTACTCCCTTCAGCTGACACAGAGCATAGGAGGGTGTGAGGTATGAGCAAGGGAGGCATTCAATTCGACCCCAAGGCGGCATCGCTCATAATGCGTGAGGAGGTTGAGAGAGCACGGCAGCTTATCATCAACCACATACGTATCAACGGACAGAACGCATCAGGGCGAACGATAGCGAGCCTAAAGGTGGAGCAGCCCAGCGAGGAAGAAACCATCCTCTGGGGACACAAGCCATTCGGAGTGCTTGAGACCGGACGAAGGGCAGGAAAGATACCATACGGCTTCCGTGGCATCATCCGGCAGTGGATGAAGGACAAGGGACTGCATGGCAGACCTATCCCCTACAAAACCCAGCGGCAGCACAAGTACACTCCACAAGAGCGTGGCGACATGAGCATGGCAGGAGCCATCGCCCACACCATCGCCAACAAGGGTTCTAAACTGCACCGGACGGGCGGCAGGGCTGACGTATACAGCAATGTCGTTCCAGACACGATGAAGCGGCTGGGGCAGCGACTTATTTCATTAATCCATCTTTCGGTGGGAAGTATCAAACTAAACAATGAGACGGTATGAGACAGACGACAAAAAACAATATCACGATGCAATATCCGGACGCTGTAGGCTTCGCATTCTTGCCTTGCATCATCAAGGCGAGCGGCTCGGGTGTTGCGAGCATCGAGGCAACCATCAGCAGGGAGACCAAGACGTACACGTACAGCGTGGAAGCGTTTGCAGATAATTGCATCATGGACTACCGGGAATATGTGCAGGCACTCTTCGATGGCATCAGCTTCGGGAACATCGACTACAGCAGGGAGAGCCAGAAGAGCAACCTCGGGGCAGTGTTCGATATTTCCGTGAAGGTCAAGAACAGCGAGGGGAGCGACCTTGCGACATTCAGCTACACGACCTTCTATGTTTGGGGAGCGATGAGGGCAGGAGAGACGTGGAACGCAAACAAGAAGCTGACATGGTTCACGAACTTTCCCTTCTCCTTCGGGCTATACATCAACGAGGAAACCAGCCTTCTTGTGTATGCGGACGGAAGGGTTACGAATAAGCACCTAGACATAGCAGAGCAGGGCATTTTTGAGATTACCAGCAAGGTTCTAAAGGCAGGAGCGAAATCCTACTCTATCAAGGACTATGACGGAAAGATACAGCAGGCGACTTTCGACACGACCTTCGATTTTACTTTCTATTTAAAAACCAGCAGCAAGTATACAGAACTCGCAGCCATCAAGACCGACAACACGGAGAAGGGTATCTACCTGCGTTGGGTTGACCGTCACGGCTTCTACCGATACTGGCTATTCACGCAAGGCGATGAGAGCAGGGCGATAAGCAGCGACACCAGCTTTGTACGCAACAACCTCGGAGAGTATGACGATACGATATTCGGCTACCTCGGAGCGAACGGCAGAAGGCAGGGCTACGGCAGAGAGGACACCATACCTCTTTGCGCACCATTGGTAGACAGCGAGACGTTCGATTTCCTGCAAGACCTAGCCAGCAGCCCGGTCGTGGATATGTACCTCGGTGGCGACAAGTGGCAGAGTGTGACAATCAAGGCAGGAACCTACACCAAGAAGACAGCAGAGTTGCAGGATTTCGTCTGCAACCTAGTTATTAACAATACACAGATTCAGCAGCTATGACAGACCAGCAACTATACATCGATGGCATCTTGATGGATATGAGCGAGGATTCGGCAATCACGCTCGACATCAAGAGCAATCTTTTTCGTGACATCACGAAAATGACCGCCAACACAACATACACCATCAACCTGCCAAAGACAGCGCACAATATGGCTGTGCTGGAGTTTGCAGGGAAACCGAGCACCAGCAGCAAATACCCCTATATTTTCCACACAGCACGTTATTTCCGCAACGGACTGGAGATTATCCACAGTGGAAGGGCAAGCGTTCTGAGCGTAAAGGAAACCATCGAGATTTCGATTTATTGGGGATTGTTCCAGGCATTGGCAACGTTGCAATCGTCCGACCTAAAGTTGAACGAGTTGAATTGCACGAAGTATCTGCGGTTCACCAAGAATAACAGCTACGACACCTACGATAAGGCAATAACGGATGGAGTATTCTATGGGAAATACGAAACGGCAGTGGCTAAGACATCAAGCGATGAATGGTATGGATACGACCGAAACGTTGGAGGGAACAGCGACACGACATATTCACTCGTTGAAGGTAAGATAAGAACTGGAACAGAGGTCGGAAAGTACGTATCGGGCGAGGTTTTGACCGATGAGACATACAATTGTGCAATCATACCTTTCGAGGCTGGAATGAGAGCCACCATCAGCAAGGTTTTAGGCAAGGGACAATTCCGGACATGGGCAATACTCGACACCAACAAGAACGTTCTTAGCCTTGCCGATGATGCCGGAAAGACAGAAAAAGAAACTTATCCGGTATTGCCTGCTCCAGATCCTATGCTCGGAATGTTCGTGAGTGCAGGAGCGTGCATCGCCAATCTCGAAACGAGCGTTGCCATGGAGACAATATCCATCAGGGTTCGGGCAGAGAAGGCTGGCTCTGTCGAATACGGAGCACTTGATACGAAGACCGGAGAGACAACACCGTGGGGAACGCATGAGGTAGCAGCCGGAGAAACAGAAATTAATGTTGTAAAGAGCAAGCCTTCCGGTCTCCTCGTATACATCAAGCCTTCGGTAGATAAGATGATAAGTATGGCGATAAGCACGGCTGTGGCGGCTTATTATCTCTCGGACGGTAAGTTATCCCAAGTGCAGGCAGGAGGAGCGTACAGCGTTAAATATACGAGCGAGAGCATGCCTATCGATGTAGACCTGCAAGCACCAGCAACAGCGGAATGGCTTATCATCAACGCCATCAAAGCATACAGCACTGGCACGACTATTCTTGTTAAGAGTAAAAGCGAGACGGAGAGCAATGCGAGAGCGAGCAGTGGTAAGTTTGACAGAAGCGGCTCTTTTGGTGGAGGTGGCTCTTTTGGTAGTTCCTGGAGCAATGGACCAATCCAGCCAAGCGTCACGGCAAAGTATATTCTAGACCTAATTACGGCACAGACTGGTGTGGCATTCGGCTGGAGCAATCAAGCGAAAGAAATCATAAAGGGACTTGCTGTACCGTTGATTACAAGGAAGGCAGATGCGCAGACGGTTGTAGGCAGCTTGGAGGGCACTTTTTCCCAAACAGATAGCCTAGGTATTCTCGACTTCCAACCAACGAGCCTATCGGAGGTATTCGATGGGCTGGAGATTGGGCACAGATACAGCCAGCTGAATGTTAAGATTGCCTGCAATATGATTTTTGATGTTCAGATGAACTGGTCGTGGGACGCATCGAAGGTTACTCCTAGTGGGCACAAATCATGGAGTTTTGGAGAGGGGAGCACTGAGTCGCAGGCATTCTACTCATATCCACCAAATTATATCGAGATGAAGGTTAAGCACAAGAACGATGACGGAACTTGGACGGAAACTCCATATATTGCAGGGTTGCAGCAGGATGAAACTTCTAGAAAATATGTGACCGATTATGAATCGGATAAGGTAAACGGCAGATTCATACACCTTGTAGCAGGACGAGGGGAGATAGATTTGGAAGAGGGCGACATCGTAACCTTCGAAATGAAGCACCCGAAAAACCAGGCATTAATTGGATTGAAGTGTTACAACGGACGGTTGACTGCCAGCATCAAGCAGAGCGATGAAGTACCCTACGGTGGTAATTTCCCTATTGGTAAGAACCTGCCCGACATCAAGGTAACGGACTTTTTGAAGTGTATCTGCATTCTGACATCAACGTTTCCAAGCCAGCGGTTTATTGGTGGAACACTTACGTTTGCAGACATCGTGAACCTTTGGGAAGCCAAGGCGCAAGCGGTGGACTGGACGAAGAAGCTCATCCCGAGCGAAGCCAGCAACCATCCAAGGCAGACCGATTTCAGCGTAGAGGACTACTGCCAGCACAATATCTACAAGTGGAAGGAAGACGACACCGTATACCAGCAGCACGATGCGGATATGACTATAGACAACAAGACGCTGGAGTATACGCAAGACGTCTGTACGCTACCTTTTGCAGCCACGGACGGAAACCGCATACCGATATACGAGTGGGAAGAAAGTATCTCATACTTCAATACGCATCAGTTCTCGTCACAGACAGCCACCAAGTACAAGGCATGCAAAGACCGCATAGTGAACCTGACGAAGAACGATGCCGGCTATGCGGAATTGGCTTTCAATATCAACCTTCAGGACATCTTCGACAACAAGCTGGATAAGTTGAGAAAGACGGTGGCGAACCCACACCACATTGTGGAGCGGTTCAACCTTTCCGATTTGGAGATACTGAACTTTGACGAAACGAAGCCAGTGTACCTTGCCCAGTACGGAGCGTATTTTGCGGTTCTCGAAATCAAGACAACAAGCAGCGGATATTGCGAGGTTACAATGATAGAGTTGAACAACTAAAAAGAAAGAACTATGGTAAGTGAAGACAAACAGCAGATTCTTGACATCAAGGTCAAGTACGAGGATGCAATCTACGGCATCATCAGATACAAGGAAAAGATAGACCAGCTAAAGGCAAGCATCAAGGACTTGCAGCAGCAGGAAAAAGACAAGACCATCACGACAAACGAAATGAAGGTGCAGACGGAAGCCATCAACGCAACCATCAAGGAGTACCAGTACAACGTGCGCACCTTGCGGAAGGAGATCCAGAACAACGTGCGCACAGAGAACGAGCAGGAAGGCAGCTTGAAGCAGCTGCGTGCCCAGCTTTCCAATGCCACCAAGGCTTACGATGAGATGAGCCGTGCCGAGCGTGATAGTTCCAAGGGTCAGGAGATGCAGGAGCATATCCAAGACTTGATAGAGGAGCTGAAAGAGGCTGAGGAGGCTACTGGAAGATTCCAGCGCAGTGTCGGCAGCTATTACGATTCCATGATGAAGGCGGCTGACGACCTGCAGAACACCGAGTTTTTCGGTTTTGATGTTGTTAATGATACTGGAATCGGAAAGGTCATGGAAATGGGAAAGTCCGTGGAAGACCTAAGGGTAAAGTTTGGTGCGTTGAAAAATACGGCTCTTTCCTTATTGACCAACCCTTATTTCCTCGCCATGGCAGGTGTGGCTGGTGTCGGAATGGCTTTCAAATGGTTCTATGACTACAACAAGGGCATAGAGGAAGCCACACGCAAGACCATGCAGTTCACTGGGCTTTTCGGTGACGAAATGAAATCAGTGAGAAATCAAGCCTTGGCAATCAGCGAGACGTTTGGCGTGGATTTTGGCGAAACCTTGCAATCCGCAAATGTAATGAGCAAGCAGTTCGGCATCAGTGTATCAGAATCGCTAAAGCTCTTGCAAGATGGCTTTGTGGCTGGTGCGAATGCTAGTGATGGGTTCCTAGAGAACGTGAAGGAATACCCAACGTACCTGAAGGAGGCTGGATTGAATGCGGAGCAATTCGTGGCAATTTCAACCAACGCCACCAAGCAGGGAATATTCTCTGATAAGGGTCTTGACACCATCAAGGAGGGTAATCTTAGACTTCGAGAGATGACTACCGCAACAGCAGCCGCATTGGATGGCATAGGTATATCAAGCAAGAAAGTTCAGAAAGAACTGCAAAACGGTAGCAAGACCACATTCGACATCATGCAGGAGGTCGGTAACAAGCTAAAGGAGTTCCCTGCTTCATCAGCCAAGGTAGGAACAGCCATCGCAGATATATTTGGAGGTCCTGGCGAGGATGCAGGACTAAAGTACATCGAGACCCTCGGAGACATTGAGATGAACATGGATAAGGTCAAGGAACAATCCGGTGATGTTGCCAAGGCTCAGGAAAAGCAGGTGGAAGCCAACAAGCGTTTGAAGGATACCGCAAGTGCACTCTTTGACGTTACTGGTGGCGGCTTTGAAATGATGAAGGCTCAGGCGGCAACATTCGTAAGCAACCATCTAACGAAACTATTGAGGGCTATCATCAACCTCTATAACCAAAGCGTGGCATTTAGGGGATTGATTCAGTTGATAGGCTTTGCGTTTAAGTCTGTCGGGCAGGTTGCCTTGCTTGCCTTCAACATCATCATAGATGCCATTAAGCTTGTTGCAAGACCAGTGAGGGGACTGTTGCAGATGTTTGAGGGCTTTTTCTCCTTTGACGTGAATAAGATGCGAGACGGCTTCAACTCCATCTTTTCGGGTCTTGGCAATACCGTGAAGGAGGCTTGGGGAGACTTGAAGAAATTCGGCAGCGGAATGGCTGATGCTATCGTGGGTGGCATGAAGAATACTTTTAACCATGCTAACATCAAGATACCAGTCAGCGCAGATGCGCCATCCATGGCGACCGCCACAACCGACAATACAAAGCTCAAGTACGGCACTAATATCGCCAGCACTACCCCTAAGACCAAGAAGGAGAAGGCAGCAGCCGACAAGGCGGCAAAGGAGGAAGCCGAGCGCAGGAAGAAGCAGGAAAAGGAATTGCAGGAAGCGATTGCACTTATCCAGTATCAGTACAACGAGCAGGTAATGGATGCAAAGAAGCGATACCTCGCAGGTATGTACGACAACGAGCGAGACTACAGCAACGACCTCGAACAGCTGGAGAAGGATATGGTGGCACGAAGCATTGACGCATACGTGGCGGCAGGGCAAATCGGAGCGGAAAAGGCGCAGGAAATGCAAGCAAAACTTCTCGACATCATGATAAAGGCGAAAGCGGACTTGAAGAACCAAGCGAAGGAGATTGTGGACGAACTCAACAAGGAGTTCGAGAACGCAGAGAAGGCACGCAAGGATGCGGACATCATGAACGGTGGCACTGGAGAGGAAGACGATACAGCCAAGCTGGAGAGATACAAGGCTTTCCTTCAGAGCAAACTGGACGCATACAAGGACTATGCAGCCGTGCAGGAACAGCTCCAGAAAGACCTGAGCGATACTAACGTGGAAATACAAAAGAATGAGAATGATAAAAAGAAGCAGTTTACAGAAGAACAACTTCAAAACATGAAAAACTATATTTTGGCAGTTGGAGATGCTTTTGTCGATTTCTTTAATAGTGAAGATAAATCTTTTCATTCTTTTCTGAAATCTTTACTTAGCTCTTTGCTGGATGCCGTAGAGATAGCCATGGAGGCACAATACATTGAAATCCTAGGAAGAGGCTTAGCTAAACTCGGATGGGCAGGCGTGGCAGACGCAGCAGCGAAACTCGCATTGCTTAAAGCAGCATTCGCAGGAGCAAAAGCACTCGTCAAGGGCTTTTCCACTGGTGGCTACGTCCAAGGCTCGGGCACTGGAACTAGCGACAGCATCCCGGCAAGGCTCTCAAATGGCGAGAGCGTAATGACCGCCAAGGCGACTTCAATGTTCAGTCCGATATTATCCGCATTCAACCAGTTAGGAGGTGGTGTGCCTATCGTAGTAAACAACGGAGGCAGCAACATCGGCATGGATATGCTGGCGGCAGCTGTAGCTAGAGGGTATCAGATGGCTCCACAGCCAGTAGTGAGCGTTGAGGAAATAAACCGCACCCAGCGGAGAGTGCAGACGATAGAGAATATCGGCAGGTTCTAATGGTTACAGTTATTTCATCAAGATTTGCGTTCTGAGCGGTTTTCGGTCGAAGGTGGTAAAGTTACACACCCAAGGCAATAAAAGCCGCTTAGAGCGCAAAATTTTGGCTTGTTTAGAAAAATTAACTGCTTATGAGATAAACATACCAAAAATAATCGTATCTTTGCAGCGTTTTAAAACTTAAAAAATCTCGATTCAATGGCAAAACTCAGAATATACAACGACATCGACAGTCAAGACAACAAGTTCTGGTATCAATGGTGGGGAGGTGATTGCGTGTGTTTCCAAGACATAGATGCTTTTGCAGCAAGCATACCGAAAGACGATGATACAATCGATATGCGCATCTTCTGCAATGGCGGCTCTGTTGTCGAAGGTTGGGCGATATACGACCGACTGCGGCAGAGCGGCAAGAAGATTTCCTGCACCGTTGAGGGCAAGGCAGCATCCATGGCAACAATCATCATGCTCGCAGCACCAAAGGAGAGCCGCAAGGCATACGAGAACGCTGCCTTCCTCCTGCACAACCCTTGGGTTCCCGGCTGGGGGTTGGGCGACCAGCTGAACGCAAAGGACTTGAAGAACCTGGGCGAGGAAATGCAGATGTGGCAGGATAAGATGGTGGACGCATACGTAGAGCGGTGCGAGTGCGACCGGGAAGAGATACAAGCCTTGATGGATAAGGACATCTTCATCAACACCAGCGAGGCTTTGCGCCTAGGTCTTATCAGCAGCACCATTGTACCACTCAGCGCAAGCGCATCAAAACGCAACATAGAAAATTTTATTAATTCAAAACAACAAAATCCAAAAGCAATGGAGAAGAAAACAGAAGTAAAGGCTTCTCTCCTCGACAAGATTCTCGCCAAGTTGGGCGTGAAGACACTGGAGGAAGCAGAGCAGGCGGTGGCAGAGCCACAAGCCAAGGCAGAGCCAAAGGCGATGGAACTCAACACAGCAGACGGACAGACACTGACCGTTGAGCGAGAAGAGGGAGATCCACAGGTTGGCGACAAGGCAAGTCCGGACGGAACGTTTGAAATGCCAGATGGCAAGACAATCGTTGTCGAGGACGGTGTAATTACCGACATTCAGACCGCAGGCGGTGAAGGCAATGAAGGCGGTGAGGGCGGCAGCGCATCAAGCACCGATGACGAAACCGTAGCCAAGTTGAAGCAGCAGGTAGCAGCACTCAAGCAGCAGTTGAACGACACCAAGGCACAGCTGGCAGGCGCACAGAAACTCGCAAAGAGCAAGGAAGACATGCGCATCCTGAATGCCGTGAAGATGGCAGGCGGTGCTGAGAAGGTGCTGGCAGGCTACAGCAGCCACTACCAGCCAGCACAGCGACAGCCAAGCGGCAAGGGCGCAGGCGACAACGTGAACCCAGTCGAGGAAGGTAAGAACGCCATCAAGGAGAGACTTGCCAAGCTCCACAAAAAGGGCAAGAAGTAACAAAGTTTAACCCATTAAATCAAAAGAAAATAATGGCAGGATTTACAAAACAGCAGCTCGAGAACCTTAAACTCGAGCCGGAAAACCTCGCAAGCATCAAGGATGCAGTGCAGGAAACCTTCTACAACGATGAAGACTTCTCTTCATTCGTGAACATTCAGAAGGTCAAAGAGAAAGACCCTATCGCTCTTCTCGGAGAGATGGAAATGGTAGGTAAGAAGGGTGGCGGTTGCGACCCTACCTATGAGGAGAAGGGTATCGCAAACTCCCAGAAGCGTTGGGAATTCGGACAGTGGGAAATCCCAGTCAAGATTTGCTACGAGGCAATAAAGGGAACCATCGGAGAGTATTCACTGAAGACTGGTACAGCCATTGGCGACCTCACCAGCACCGACTTTATGACAATCTTTGCAGATGCACTCCAGCGAGCCATGGAGCAGATGATTTGGCGTTTCGGCTGGCTTGGTGACAAGGAGGCAGCATTGGCAGGTGAAGGTGGCGGCAAGCTGACAGCAGGCTTAGATGTCAGTAATTTCAACGTCTGCGATGGTCTCTTCAAGCGCATCTTTACAGCCACAGCGACCAAACATACAGCCATCGCAGCCAACAGCGAGACCACGGCAGCATTGCAGATTTCTGCATTGCGCAAGAGTGGTGCGGCTACTACACTTGTAGACACCATCTTGATGGATGCAGACACACGTATCGTAGACGACAGCGATGCCGTATTGCTCATGACACGCTCGCTTGCTGACGCATTGACCTACGACCTCAAGAAGACCTACCACGACATTATGCCGTGGGAAAAGTTGTTCGATGGCTTCGAAGTAGCGACCTACAACGGAGTGAAGATTGCACGTGTCGGCATTTGGGACAGAATGATTAAAGCATACGAGAAGGGCGAGACGACAATCAACCTTCCACACCGTGCGGTATTCTGCAATCCGAAGCACCTTATGATTGGTACAGATGCAGACAACCTCATCAGCGACCTCGACATCTGGTTCGACCAGAAGGAGCGCAGAAACTATCTCTATGCTACAGGTAAGATTGGTACGGCTCTCCTCGAAGAGAACATGATCCATGCAGCTTACTAATCGCTCCAAATTTTCAGTTTAGTATTAAGTTATTTTTGACAATCCTCAACACCCACAAAACGGTGTTGGGGATATAACAATTAAAAACGAATTAATATGACAACAACTTGCGAGAGCCTTATCGCTCAGGACATCATCATCCCTTGCGAAGACCAAGTAACAAAGGGACTGGAGGGCGATGGACTTATCATCAACCGAGACGACATCGACTTCACCAAGTCCGTTGTAGCGGGCAATATAATTAAAACATTAGTTTTGAAGACTGGCAAGAAAGCATACGCTATCCGGCAGGAAGGCAGCAAGCCATTCACTGGAACCAAGACCGAGCTGACCGTTGGCACGTATCGCAACAGCTGGAAGAATACCGTAGCAGTCGTGGTATTGGCAAACACACCTGACGTTTGCGCAAATATCATTGACGGACTGGCGAATGGAAAGTTCGTTATCATCCTTCGCAACCTCTCTAAGGGAGCGGACGGAAAGGCAGAGTATCAGGTATTCGGATATGCGCAGGCACTGAAGGCAAGCGCAGGCGAGAACGACAAGTACTCAGACGATACCGAGGGCGGCTGGCTTATCACGCTGGAAGAGGAGAGCGTACCAAAGGCAGCTTACTTCTTCTTTGACACCGACAGCGAGACAACAGCAGCCAAGTATCAGAGCCTTCTGACGGAAGCAGCAGCGTAGCCTATGACATACAAGGAAGCAACAGCCAAGGTCAGTGAGTTGAAGGCACGTTTCGACAGTCCCTTTGATGCAACCGACAAGGCAGTTATAGAAACTCTATATTTCGAGGTGACACGCAAGCGGTTTGTACCGACAACCTGCCAGCAGTGTTACCACGATGCTTTAATCGAAATTTATTTAAAACTCAAAAAAGAAAAGGCAATGCCAAAAACATGTAATTACGCACTCAAGGCAGGTTTTATCATTTCCTGCCCGGATTTCTACCATGGTAAGATTTTCACGAATGAGAACCTGACCGACAAGGTAGCGCATGAATATCTGACGAAGTACCCACACATGGAAAGCTACTTTCAGAAGATACCCATCGATGAACTCATCGAGAACAAGCAGCCGCCAGCAGGCAGCGACAGCGGTGCAGATGATACAGCAGGGAAAGATCCTGCCGAAAAAGCAGCAGGCAGCGACAAGAAGAAATACCTCGACCAAGCCGAGAAAGCAGGCAAGGAAGAGTAACAAAACAACAAGTAAAACGACACAAGCAGTATGAACGTTAAGACAGTTAAGAAGCCAAAGCGAAGGGTTGATATTGGCTACGTCAGCCGATTCAAGATGCAGGCATACGGATATGACAATCTATATCCGCAGAACCTCGCACGCATCACGGAAGCCAGCGGTACGGCAATGCTGTGCCTTAACCGATATGCCCGATTCATTGAGGGCTACGGCTTTGATAGCGACATTCTAGCATCGTTGGCGATGAACCAGCAGGGGGACACGGCAGACGATTTGCTCCGGAACGTAGCGCAAGACCTCGCACGCTTTGGAGGCTTTGCCCTTCATGTAAACTACAACGTTCTAGGGCAGGTGTCGAGCGTGAGCCACGTACCATTTGAAAATTGCCGCCTTGAAGAGACGGACGACAAGGGGAGCGTGGCGCACGTCTTGCTGCATCCAGACTGGGAGCAGAAGAAAACGAGGAACGGAAAGCGGTTGATGGTAAACGAGAAGACTATTGAGCGCATCAACGTCTTCAACCCCGACCCCGACATCGTTCTTGAACAGATTGAGAACGCAGGCGGTATCGACAGCTACAAGGGGCAGATTCTGTGGCAGAGCCTAGACGGACAGTTTATTTATCCTACAGCCAGCTACGATTCAGCCATCACGGAGATTTCAACCGATGAGGGACTGGGTAACGTCAAGATGCGAAACGTCCGCAATAACTTCCTCGTATCGTGTATGCTTGTAACAAAAAAAGGCGTTCCGAAGTTCAATGAGGAAGGCGAAGAGGTGGAGAGCGGACAGATGATTTCCGATGAAGACCTTTTGCAGTTCCAAGGTGACGAGAACACAGCGAAGATTCTCGCTGTCGAGGTTGAGAACGAGGAAGACGAACCAAAAGTTGTGGCTTTCCCTACGAAGAACTTCGACAAAGAGTTTTCCGTGACCGACAGCAGCGTTATCGAACGCATCTATGCCCAGTTTCACCAAGAACTCTTCTACTCCATCCGTATTGGCAAGCTGGGATTCAGCGGACAAGTTATGCAGGACGCTTACGAATACTATGCAGGCGAAGTGACAACCGAGCAGCGTTTCATCGAGCGAGCCTTCAAGAAGATTTTCGAGAATTGGCACGACCCAGCCATTCAGAACCTAGACCCCAAGCTACAGCCGCTAAAGTATATCAGCAGCGAGGTGGCAGGGAACAACACGATAGACTAATTGATTGAGCCTATGGGAGAACAAAGAAAACAACTTATCACGGTTGATCAGTTCCGAGAACTGGCACGACCGACCAGCACGCACCTAGATGAGGATGAGGTGAACGCATATATTCGAGAATGCGAAGATGCGAACATCATACCAGCCATCGGGTATGAGCGGTTCAAGGCAGCGACCGAGCAGGGAGAGTGGGGCGATTCAGTATTGCCCGATTTCCAGCCTGCGGTCTTCCTGGACGGTGGCGAATACGCCAAAAAGAAGGAGGGCGATTGCAGCCAAGACGAAACCAAGGTGCAGAAGTACACCAGCGGAATACGCAAAGCACTCGCTTATTTCACGTATGCGAGACTTTTTCGTGCCGATGGCACAATTTTAAGCCGAGCAGGTGGAATGCGCCACAGAGACGATTATTCAGACCATGTTCAAGATTTATCGAGCAACAAGCAATACAACGACATCATGGACATGGCGGAAAGATATTTATCAGATGCACTCGAATACCTCAAGGCATTCACCACGAAAGGGGAAGTAAAACAACAGAGAGGAACGAGGGCACACATTCACGCAATAGGAGATTAATATATGGCAACAATAAACGAAATTAAACAGCAGGCGGCAGCGGTCAAGAACGCTACGCAGGTGGGCGAGAACACAGCCGAGAGGGTAGGCGGTGCTCTCTTTGGTCTTGCGGATATTGCAGAGCAGCAGGATTCCAAACTCAGCGGCTTATCGGATAAGGCAGCCATCAAGGATGAGGAAGGAAATGTTCAAGATACTCCATTCAGAGTAATAGAAAATGAGAAGTTTATCATGGCAGTAGTAGATTCCGAGGATAGACTTCTCTTTGGTATCTACAGAGCAACTGGAAAGCCATATTTCCCTCTCAATGAAATGTATCACGTTGAGCAGAATGAAGAGTTCTTCGCTGTCTGGCTTGATGCTGCTGACCATGTACTCCTTGGTATCAGAAGAGACGGAGAAATCATTGGAGAAATACACGCAGTCAATGCATTGAAGAAAGTTATCTCTCAGCTTCAATCAGACCTTGCATCATTGCAGGAGGAGGTAGGTACAATAGATACCAACATCAAAGAGCTTCTTGATGTCTTCTCCTTGCAGGAGAATTCAGAGTATCTTGCAGTTGAGAGAGATGCAGAAGGAAAAATTCTTTCTACAACAAATCCAGATGGTAGTCACTATATTCATAATGCCAAGTCTGAGACTATTCTGACACAAATTGAAGAAAAAACAGACATAGAGAATAGAACAGAGATGACATTGGACGAAGAAGAACGTATTCTTAGCTACAGAGACAAGAATGGTGTTAAACATGAAACTGCTCTAGATGTAGAACATTTTAGTATGAAAGGCGAATCTATTG